AGTGGTAGTTAAACACTTTACAGGTGGAGTATGGGTTGATAGCACAGATGGAATATTAAGCATTGATATTACTCGTGGTATCCCTCAATATGTTGGTTGCTGGTCGCAAGTACAGCCAGGCCAATTACAATTAAGGTCAAGAGATTTAACATTAGCAGACATAGCATTACAAACAAGAATTAGAATTGAAGTAGATGGTAGTGCAATCTTTACTGGAAAAGTATTTGATATTAATACTGAATATATTCCAAAAGATGATTCAATTGTTACAATAACATCATTTGATGAATTAGGAACATTATCATTAAGAAAGTTTGGACACCAAACAGTTATTGGTGGAGATTATGAAGTTAGAGAAGTTGCAAGTTTTAGAAGTTTTCCTCAAATCTTAAACTCTTTTAATCAATATGGAATAGACCCAGGAATTCCTTCAAAGTGGAGCGGATATGAAAGACAAGGAACTTTATTTGAAGGTAATGCAGTTGGTTATACAACATTAAATACTTGGTATGGATATGCAGGGTTTAATCCTGCTGCACCTGCTCCTGGAGCATCATCAGATAGTACTTGGGGTCCGTACTTAGATTCAGATGCATATGATATTGATGGTGGAATTATTTGTAATCCAACTGCAGGCGGCCAAGGTTGGGGAACACCAATATTAAATAGTCAGGCTTCTGGAGGACAAAATGGTATAGAAGATTCATTAAATTATAGAGACAATATTCAAGGACCAACTGGTGGAACAACTTTAACTAACGGTAATGCAGCATCCAGGTCTATGGTAACAGACCCTGGCCATCCACTTTATTTAGATACTGGATTCTATAAAAATTATTATGCAGCAGGACTTATAACTCCATTAACAGGTGCAAGTTGGGCAGCACTTATGACGACAAATGATACAGATGCTCTTACATTGTTTTTAAAGGCTGAACAATCAGAAGCAGGATTTGCATTTGTTGATGCCAAGAATAGATTTAGACTTATAAGCAGAGCAGTTGTTGATAACGATACTTATTTATCTGAGGCAACATTTGCTTCTGATGGTAGTGGTCTTTCTTACAATAATATTGTAGTTACAAATGGATGGGAATCAATTGTTAATGGAGTAACTATTAATAATACTTGGTCAAATGATTTTATTGATTCAGATGAAATGATTTCTTGGGTTGACAATGGTAACGATGGAAGCATTACTGGATGGTATCAAAATGCTCAATATGGAAATAGAAACTTTACTACAGGAACAAACTTACTTAATCAAACAGCAGATGTTATAAACGACCCTTCAAAAGAATATTCTTGGCTTGGTTACAATGTTACTGAATCTAAACAGCGTTATTTAAGATACTGCAAAACAAACAACAACATAATGCCAATGTATAAGTATGATACAAGAGATTTTACATTAGATAAACTAACAACTATACCTTATTTTGAAGGTACAACAGGATTAGGAACAAAGCAATTAACTCTTAATACTACTTATGCATTTCCTTTAAATTCAGGTCCAGGATATCTTTGGAATCGTAATGGAATAAATAAAATTACCAGAACAACAGAAGACCCTAAAGCATATAATGTTATTCAAAGACAAGGAGAACTTGCTGATTTTATTATTAATAACTACGGCACTGCTACAAAAGATATTCGTTCAATATCTTACAGCGTTCATCCAGATGATGTAAATGCAATTAAAGATATTGAAATCTATGACAGAATTGACATTGACCATGATGATGATGGACTTGTTATTGATAAGCAATATGCAATAATGGGTATTACTCATAGCATTACTCCAATTTCTTGGGATATAACTTACCAACTTTGGAACCAAGAAGGACGAGCATAAAGTTTCTGGCTGCCTCCAGAAAATGCAGAACCCTCTCCACAATGTCTGTTAAACTAATGGAGAGGGTTTCTGTTATTTAATTAATCTTCTAAACTTGGTTGCACCTCTGGTAGTAGGTCTACCGTAATCGTTTTAGATTCTTCCTTCTTAACTTTAGGACGCTTTGTTTCGTAATCCCAATCTTTTGCTGGAATCAATTTACCTTCGTAATAAACATTTTTAGCCATTGTTACTCCTTATTAGCCAAGATAATATAGATGTCATCAACACGACTCTCTAATCTTGTGATTTGGTCTTTCATGCTGGACCCTGAATTTGGCTTGAGTTCAGATAAGAACTTATTAATCATCCATTTGGAGAAGCCAAAAAATGCTCCAAGGATGCTTACTACTCCAACAAAAACGGCAGAGATAGTTTCAGGGTTTAAAGTCAACATACATCAATTGTACAATAGAGGTAGATTAACCTTTGGAGGAAATCAATGGAGACCCTTAATTTAATACCACCATCACTTGAATGGCTGGTCTATCGTAACGACACTACAGAATTAACAATTGTTCTGGTAGATGAGAATGATGCTGCCCTTGACCTAACAGACTGGAATTTTACAGGCAAAGTTAGAGAATATCCATCAGATGCATCAGTAATAGAAACCCTCACCATTACAAAGGATGATAATGTACTAACAGTAGCACTTGATAACTCAGGCCTTCCAATTACAAGTTATTTTGATATTGAAGGAATTAATTCAGATAGCGGAAATGTTTCTACAGTAGTTAGAGGAAGAATTCAAGTAGAAGAGGATGTAACAAGATGACTCTTGGTTATGTAAAAGTAACATCTGAATCAGCATTACTTAATGGCGAAGTTGAAGTTATCTCTCCAAGTAAAATTAAAGTTCTTGCATCAGGAATAATTGTTGCACAAGGTCCTGTTGGACCACAAGGTCCTGCAGGTACTGCTGGAGCGACTGGAGCGACTGGAGCAACTGGTGCTACTGGAGCAACTGGTGCACAAGGAATTCAAGGAATACAAGGCATTCAAGGCATTCAAGGTGATATTGGAAATACTGGTTCACAAGGTATTCAAGGAATTCAAGGAGAAATTGGTTTACAAGGTATACAAGGAATCCAAGGCGAAGTTGGTTCACAAGGCATTCAAGGTGATGAAGGAATTCAAGGCATTCAAGGCATACAAGGCATTCAGGGCATCCAAGGTATTCAAGGAGACCAAGGCGATATAGGAAATACAGGAGCAACTGGTGCTGCTGGTGCTGCTGGAGACCATTACCACACAACATCTACAACATCATTTGCATTAGGTACATCTGGTTCACAAACAATTGTTCTTGATGATATTAATGTTGATTATTCAATTGGTCAAACAGTTATTGTTGCTTATGACATTGACCATCATCAACATGGAACAGTTTCTAATTACAACCCTGCAAATGGCCAATTAACTTTTGTTAAAGATAATAAAACAGGTTCAGGAACATTTGCATCATGGACAGTAAACCTTAATGGTGCTGTTGGTATTCAAGGAGAGCAAGGAATTCAAGGCTTAACAGGATTTGCTTGGGATGTAGCAAGAGTAAATCCAAACGGTTATCTAATTGGAGAAATCGTAAACTATCTTGGTATTTATTATATTTGTATTGCAAATAATGATGCATTAGTTCCACCATCTTCTCCAGCATATTGGAGTGTTTATTCCTTTGTTGGTGCAACAGGAAGCCAAGGAATCCAAGGAGACCAAGGAATTCAAGGAGACCAAGGAATCCAAGGAATCCAAGGAATTCAAGGAGATGCAGGCATCCAAGGTATTCAAGGAGACCAAGGAATCCAAGGAATTCAAGGCGACCAAGGAATTCAAGGGGACCAAGGAATTCAAGGAATCCAAGGCATCCAAGGAATTGCAGGACCAGAATTAACTGCAGGACCAATTCGTTCATCTTCAGGTACATCAACTATTCATTCACAAACAGGTACAGGTGATACCTTTGTAATGAGCACTGGTACTCCAACAATTACAGGTGGCATGATTGTTGACGGAATTGGAATTAACAATGGAGCAGGTACTGGTGCTAATAACATGGCTATTGGCTATACAGCACTTGAAGATAATACTACAGGTGAATATAATACTGCTATTGGTAGCGAAACACTTTCAAATAATACTACTGGTGATTACAATCTTGCTATTGGTGCCAATTCACTTAAAAACAATTTAACAGGTGATTCAAATCTAGCAATTGGATTTAACGCACTTAATGCTAATACACAAAACGGTAACCTTGCAATTGGTGCTAATGCAGGACAAAGCAATACAACAGGTAGTGTTACAGCAATTGGACAAAATGCTTTGTCTAATAATACAACTGGTAATAATACTGCTATTGGTAGTCAAGCCATGATTAATAATACAACAGGTAATGCAAATCTTGCAATTGGTTCTAATACACTGTATGAAAACTTAACAGGCAATACAAATCTTGCAATTGGTACTTCTAGTATGTTCTCAAATAGAACTGGTGGATTTAATACAGCAGTAGGTAGTGCCTCATTAAGGTCAAATGTTATAGGTAGCAACAATACAGCAATTGCAAGAGAAGCACTTAGAGATACAACATCTATTATTGCAACCCTTGGAACAATTACTGCTGGTAGTGGATACACAGATGGAACTTATACTGGAGTTACTTTAGTTCCTGATAATAACTCTTGGTGGACATTCCCAACAGCAGATATAACAGTTGCAAGTGGTAGTGTAACATTAGTTACTTTAGTTGATGCTGGTGTTGGAATGGTAGCAGGAGCAACTCTTACTATAGATAATTCTACAGCCCCTGCAGGATTATTAGCAGGTTCAGGATTTAGTATTCCTATTTCAACAGTAACGACAGGCGCAAACAACACAGCAATTGGATTTAGAGCAGGACAAACTAATAAAATAGGTAATCGTAACTTATTTCTTGGATATCTTGCAGGGCAGAATGAAACAGGTGATGATAATTTATATATCTCAAACTCAAATACAGCAACACCATTAATATACGGAAAGTTTGATTCAACTGGTTCAACTGCTGGAAGAGTTAAGATTAATGGTAATCTTGAAATTAAGACCAAGACACCAGCCACAGCAGGAGCAGATGGAGTAGTTGGAGAAATCGCATGGGATGCAGACTATATCTATATCTGTACTGCTACTAATACTTGGAAAAGGTCAGCCATAGCAGGCTGGTAATGCCCTTTTAAAGCCTTCCAAGGTACTTTTAAGCCACTTTTAGGCCTAATGTGACCTGCATCACACAGTCAGGCTCAAATAGCCTCCTTGCAGGATGCCCAATTAGGTGATACAATTAGGATATCCATATGTCACCTCATATTGATACGAGGCCTTTCAGGGGTTAAATCTCTTTCTTCTGGAGGGCCTCAACCCTGTCTGGACAAAGGTTTAAAACTCTGCTATACTTGAATCCTACCAGACTTTCGGACTGCATTATTGCATAGGGTTTAAGTGGTAGCGAAGAAAGGTTTTAATCTTTCTGAGTTTCTTTATCTATTATTTTAAATAAATAATGGATAGAGGGTTCTACGAAGAAAGGTTGTTCTACTACTTGATACCTTCTTTGGTTAACCTACTATTAATCCCGTTAGGGATTCCCGCAGGGGAAGAAAAGAGATAACAATGAGTAAGCATGAACAGATTAATCGTGTTGTTAATACTAAAGAAGCATTACAACACCAAGACTTCAATTGGAAGCAAATAACTAATCGCTATAAAAACACCTGTTGTGTATGTAATAGGTCTATTTCAAGTAGTGAGATTATATTATGGAACAAAGAACATTCATTAGTAATGCACTTACCTGAGATGTGTCAATTACTTGGCACTCGTAAGAAGATGCCTGCAAGACGCAAGATTGAGGATAATGGAATGTTTCCTGTGCAGGTGTCTTATGTTAAGTAAAAAAGATATAGCAATACAATATGCATTAACAAGACCAAAAATTATTAATACCTTTTGGTCAAATACGACTATAAATGAAAATGGATGTTTGGTCTGGAATTTAGGAACAAATTTAGCAGGTTATTCAAGACTTTGTGTTTCCTTGTCAAAAAAACAAAATATAGATATATTTGGACATAGACTTGCTTATGCCTTGCAGAATGGGTTTGATGCACTTCCAAAAGGCTTTGGTGGTAGTGATAATAACCAACTTGTTATTAATCATATTTGTCACAATAGAGCATGTGTAAATCCTCAACACTTAGAAGTAATTACACAAAAAGAAAACACCAGCGCAGAAAAGAGAAAGCCAAGAAAGCCAAATGATGCTATTGTTGCAGATAATTTAGAGGACTTCATGGAGCAGATAAGGAATACAGACCGTGAGTGAGAAAAAAAGGGGACGACCAAGAAAGATTGAAATATCTCACTGGGACAGAAAGTACTATAGACCAAGTGAAGCAAGAGATATCCAAGCCATTGAGAAGTTAAAGCAGGAAAGGCTATTTAAGGGTTTTTCTACTGTATTTACCTTGGCTATGGGCAGGGAACCTAACCAAAAAGATGTAGGAACCGTCAATAAGGCTGTTAATGCTATAATAGACAGGATATGACTTCACATCCCAAATACGGTTTCTCTAACACTCCATTCTACTACCTTGGCAAATACAAAAGTAGCCAAAGGCCAAGGGTATGCGTAAGATGTGGCCAATCAGCCTATTATTACCATCATGATTGGGATTGGGTTTGTGCAAGTCATTTGTTAGATTTAGTCAACATAGGCCAATTAGCATTTAGTTGGGCAGATTATGAGGAAGTATGGCAAAGAACGGAGAGACTGCTCCAAAGGGCAGTACCATTGTCTACTGGTGTGAAGAACATGGTGTATCCATATGGGAAGCCTGTTGTAGAGGACGAGGACCAATGGGATACTATCAAGAGCCTGATGGAGAATGATGGGTAGTCCATATGCAACGGCTGAGTATAAGCGTAATAGGAAGATAGTATTAGAGGCCTCACAATGGACATGTCATTACTGCAATGCTCCAGCCAATACTGCAGACCACATTATTCCTGTATCAAAAAACGGTAGCAATGAAGTAAGCAACTTATTACCAGCATGTGTAAAGTGTAATAGCAGTAGACAAGATAAGATATTAATACGATTGAGATACTTCAATAAGCGTTATGTCTGATACTTGGCATATATACCTATGAGGTTTGGATAAGCGTAAGATGAAGGTTTGGATATAGTATATACTACGGCCTCTTCAAGGCCTTCTCATATAATGAGACAACATATCCCACATAATGGACAAACCAGATAGCGAGCATATGCCCATATCCCAACACGAAGGTTTGTTAACAAGATAGTTAAGCATCTGTGCGAGGGGATGAAGAAGCATAACAACTATCCATGGTAGGAGATATACCTGTATAATAGATAGATAAGAAACCTTGGTTTGACATATGAGGATATGCCTGCTATGTGGATATGGGGTTTGTTAGATAGAAGGTTTGGCTATGTGGTTTGATATCTGGTTTGATATCTGGTTTGATATGGTAGGGTGGGTTTTTTTATTTTAAATCAATTCACTGCTATATAGTATGACCTAAAACCAGAAATATGAAATAGTAAAAAGGAGCAATATGACAGTAACAGGAATGCCTCAAGGTAGAAGAGGCTTTAGAGAAACCTCAGCAGTAAACGAACCACTTAATCTGGATATGACCTTAGCAGACAGTGTGAGATTATCCATATCTAAGGCTACATGGCTATCTGTAGAAGACTTAGGAGCAGCCAAGCAAGCAGTGTTATTGGCAGAGACTATTGATTCAAATCCAGATAAGCGACATCAATCAGCACCAATCCTTATAGCCCTATTAGGAAACCTTGGTCTATTAAATAATCGCAAGAGTACAGAGATGTCTCCTGCTGAAATGTTGCAGGCTATTGCCAACGGTTAACATTCCAGTAGACTGGTTACCCACCTATTGGACTGAACCTCTTAGCGAGGACTTTACTACAGATGGTAATAAGGTTATTAATATATCGCAGACTCTTTGGAGGCTCCCTGAAAAAAATGACGAGATATTAGTATTAACTGACTGGCAGAAGTGGCTTATTCGCCATGTCTTAGAACGCTATCCAGATGACTACCACGACCCTTCTAAGGCTGGTAGGCTGAGGTATAAACAGGTAGTTATATCTATGCCCAGAAAGAACGGAAAGTCACTTCTGGGTGCGTTATTTGCCCTATATGGGATGCTCCTACATGAGCCTGCCCCTGAAGTTATATCCGTTGCAGCAAGTGCAGACCAAGCAAAGATTGTGTATCGCAGGCTAAAACATCAAGTAGATTCATCTGATTTACTTGCACATTTCTTTAGTAAGTCTACAGAACATAGAGGACTATGGACTAAAGACGGTACAGGTATGTATAAGGTTATAGGTAGTAATGTTGCAACAGCACAAGGTCTGCATCCATCAATGGTCATATTTGACGAACTTCATGTTGCCAAAGAAGATGTGTGGACTGCAATGAGTCTTGGTAGTGCAACTCGTACTGACGGACTTACCATTGGTATTACAACAGCAGGTGATGACACCTCAAACCTTCTAAAACATTTGTATGAAAGAGGAATGGCTGCAATACAAGGCCAAGAAGATTTAGAAAGATTTGGTTTCTTCTGTTGGGAAGCACCAAAGGGATGTGCAATAGATGATGAAGATGCAGTGCGTAGTGCTAACCCTCAACTCGCATCTGGAATCCTAAATTGGGAATCTGTTAAAAATGAATTAGCAACAATGCCTGAACCTGATGCAAGACGATATAGATTAAACCAGTTTGTCTCATCTATGAACGCTTGGATACAGGTAGGTGCATGGTCACAATGTCCTGATGGACGACCAACCAATCCTGAAGTCTTTGCTATTGAGCGTACATCTGGATGGGAATATGTCAGCATTGTTACTGCAGAAATGCAGGAAGATGGAAAAATAGCAACAGAGTTAGTAGCATCACTAAACAATACCAACATTGATGAAGTAATTAATGTCTGTATGGGCTTGGCCAAATACGGTAAGCCCTTTATCATGGATGGAAATGTATTAGATGATTTAGGTGCTGCCCTAAAACAAAAGGGATTCAGAGTACAAATGACTTCAAATAAAGACTTAATATCAGCATCAAACAACACATATAGTAGAATAATGAAGAGAGAGATTATCCATCCAAGAGATGAGATAGTTACCCTACAAATGCAAAGAGCAGTACGCAAAAATAGTGGCGAATCATGGCGAATTGCCCGTAAAGATAGTGGCACTGATATTGATGCAGCAGTAGGAACAGTATTGGCCGTTTGGTTTGTGGAGACACAAATAAAACCACAACAGATGGTTCATTGAGGAGAAGTAAATGGCACTTAGAGATAGACTAATCAGCAGACTTGGTTACCAAGTAGAACCAATGTTTGTTCCTGATACAGAGAATCGTGGAGTAGCAAACACTGCACCAGCAAGAGTAGAGATTGGTGTAACACCAACTACTGCACTTAGTCTTGTTGCTGTGTCTCGTGCCACTTCTGTATTAGAAACTGCAATGATGCAGATACCTGTAAATGTTTACAGAGGTAATACACAACTACCAACACCACTTTGGTTAGAAACACCAGACATTGAGAATCAAATTTCTCAAGCAGAATGGTTGGGTACAACATTAATTCACATGGCAACTTATGGAAATGCTTACTGGCATATTCAACGAGGAGTGCGAGGTATTGCAAACCTTACAAGTCTACATCCAGCAGATGTAAGTGTATCAGTAGATGAGAAAGGTAAGATTTATTATCTTTACAAAGGAAATACTTACACATCAGCAAATGTTAAGCACATAAAACTTTGGAGCAATCCAAGTTCAACTTCACTACTTGGTGAAGGTCCATTACAGCGACATAAATCAGTATTGCGTTCAGCACTTGACTTGCATAACTATGCAGACAATTGGTTTAGAACAGCAGCAGTACCAACAGGTACATTAACAACATCAGAATTTCTTTCTGCAGATGTAGCAAGACAAAATAAAGAAGCCTTTGTTGCATCTCAACAAGAAAGAAGTATTGCAGTACTTTCATCAGGACTTAAGTATGACTCAATTACACTTAGTCCTGAGCAAGCACAATTCCTTGAAAACCAAAAGTTCATCACACGACAAATTTGTATGATGTTTGGTGTTCCAACGATGTACCTTGGTATGGGCATAGAAGGTCAGGGAATGACTTATGTTAACGGCAATGAAGATAGAAGCAAACTATTTGAAGATGGGTTACAGCAATATATTGTGCGTATCCAACAGGCTATTACAGACCTTCTTCCAAGAGGTCAGTATGCTGAGTTTAATCTAACAGAGTTCCTTCGTCCTAATGTTAAGACACGATATGAGTCATATGCAATTGGTTTAACAAATAGATTCTTGACAGTTCCTGAAGTCCGTGAGATGGAAGGGATGTCTGAGATTATTGAAGTACAACCAGACACACCACAAGAACCAGTTCCAGTTGATGTCGTTGATGACAATCAACCTGTGGACTAAAATGGAGTAATGACTATGAATGAAATGATTACCCGCAGTTTTGAGATAAGAGCAACTGATACTGAGAAGCGTGAAGTTTCTGGTTTGGCTGTTCCTTATAATCAAACTATAGATATTGGTGGAGGTTGGTCAGAGCGTTTTGAAAAAGGCTCAGTAGACTTAACTGCCAATGTTAAATTATTCCGTGACCACGAAGACATCATTGGTGTCGTAACTGAGATGGAAGAATCTGATGAAGGACTATTAATTAGAGCCAAGATATCAGAAACAGTTTTAGGAAATGAAACACTTAACTTAGTTAAAGATGGAGCAATCCGTTCTTTCTCAGTTGGATTCATTCCAGTAACAGATGAAAAGAAAGACAAAACAATAATTCGTAAGAAGGTAAATCTAAAGGAAGTATCCTTAGTAGCATTTCCCGCATACGACAAGGCTGAAGTACTTTCAGTCAGAGAAGAAACCAATCAGGAGGAAATATCCATGGAAAACACAACACCTGATTACACTTCAGCAATTGAGGAAGTTCGTAATCACGCAGAACAGTTGGAGCGTCGCTTAGATGTTATTGCATCAGAAAAAGCACCTTCAACTCCAGCACCACAATTCCGTTCATACGGACAATATGTAAAGGCAGTAGCATCAGGAGACCTTGATGCTTACCGTGTATTTACAGGAGCAGACTCAGCAGATTCAATCATGAAGAACGCTTGGGTTTCAGATACAGTTCGTATCCTAAACGCAGGTCGTCCTACATACTCAGTATTCTCATCTGGAGCACTACCACCAGACGGAATGAATGTTGAATACCCAAAAATTAATACCAACACAATTGATGTTGCAAATCAGGCTGTAGAAGGCGATACACTTGCTTACGGTAAGTTGACTCTTACTTCAGCAACAGCACCAATCAAGACATACGGTGGTTACACAGATATGTCTCGTCAGGTAGTAGAGCGTTCATCAATCAACTATGTTGACACAGCATTCCGTGCAATGGTTGCTAAGTATGCATCAGTTACAAACGCAGCAATGCGTCAGCAATTAATTACAGATGCTGCACTATTTAATCAGTCAGCACTTGGTGCTTGGACATCTGCAGAAATCATTGATTCTCTTGCAGAAGCAGCAACAAAGGTTAACGGAGATACAGGACTTCCACTTGAGTTCATCCTTGTCTCATCAGATGTATTCCGTTTGATGGCTAAGACAGTTGACACAATGGACCGTCCAATTCTTTCAAACACTGGTGCAACAGTTAACACTTGGGGAAACATCAACCCAGTTGGTCTAACAGGAAATGTTCTTGGTCTACCAATCGTAGTTGACCCATCACTTGCAGCACTTTCATTCTACGCAGGTAACTCAGCAGCAATCACAACTTACGAATCTGCTGGCGCACCATTCCGTTTGAACGACGAAGAAATCACAAATCTTACAAACTCATTCTCAGTTTACGGATACTTGGGTATCGCAGTATCTGACCCTAAGGCACTTTGCAAGATTGCATAATTAATTAATAGGAGAAGAAAATGGACTGGACTGACTTAAAAGCATATGTAGGTGCTTCATCTACTGATGACGCTTATGTAGAAGAATGTTGGGATACATCTAAGGATTTGGTTGCAAGTTATATTGCATCTACCAAAGTTCCTGTTGGTGTATTAAAGCGTTGCTACTTAGAAGTTGGTTCAGAACTTTTTCACCGTAGGAGTGCACCAATGGGTGTGTCTCAATATG